AAACCGCCTTCGGGCGGTTTTTTAATGCCCGGAGAAAACATGACCGCAGCCCTGAATTACACGCCTACGACCACCATTCTGCTTTCCGGCTCGCTTGCCAGAAAGTTCGGCCGAAGACATCGGCGATTGATTGACACTGGACAAACTCAGGAGGTTTTCAAGGCGATGAACGCCACAGTCAAAGGATTTGAAGACGAGATCAAGCGCCTTGATAAACTTGGTATGCGATTCGCGATTTTTCGCAACGGTCAAAACGTTGGTCAAGATGCGTTATTTCTTGGAGGCTCGCGAGAGGTAAGAATCGTTCCGGTAATCGGCGGTAGTAAAAGGGCCGGGCTTTTCCAGACTGTTATTGGAGCTGTATTGATTGCCGCGTCGTTCATACCTGGGTTTCAAGTGCTGATGCCGATCGGTATTTCGCTCGTCGCTGGGGGCGTCATCCAAATGCTCAGCCCTCAAGTCTCCGGATTAAAACAGAGCGCGTCACCAGAAAACTCACCGTCATACGCCTTTGGCAGTGCCAAGAACACCACGGCCAGCGGCAACCCGGTCCCGATCTGCATCGGTGAGAGGCGCTGGGGCGGGGCGATCATCTCGGCATCGATCTACGCCGAGGATAAAACGTAACTACATCCGCAAGACCACACCGCCCGAGAGGCGGTTTTTTTATGCCTGGAGAAAAGCATGGGCGCAGCACTGAAGATCGATATCCACGGTGAAAAAGGCGGCAGCAGCAGTCCGAAGTCGCCGACCGAGGCCTCCGATAGCCTGCGCTCTACCAACCTGGCAAAACTACTCATTGCTGTGGGCGAGGGCGAGTTCGAAGGCACGCCAACGGCTGCTGACATCTACCTCGACAACACGCCGATCAACGATGCCAGCGGCAACGTTAATTTCCAAAATGTGAAATGGGAATGGCGCACCGGTTCAGTCGATCAGTCGTACATTCCTGGCATTCCGTCGATCGACAACGAGACGACAGTCAACGTCGAGCTGCGCAACGACTCGCCCTGGGTTCGCTCGATCACTAACACTCAGCTTTCGGCCGTGCGCGTCCGCCTGGCTTGGCCGGCGCTCCAGCAGCAGGACGATGAGGGGAATGTCGGCGGCTACCGCATTGAGTACGCCATCGACGTGGCCACTGACGGAGGCAGCTACAAGGAGGCGCTGCTCGAGGCCGTGCACGGCAAGACCACCACCCGGTACGAGCGATCGCGCCGCATCGATTTACCCGCCGCGACATCAGGCTGGCAGATCCGCGTCCGCCGTCTGACCGCCAACCAAAACACTAACAAGATCGCCGACACCATGCTGGTGGCCGGGCTCACAGAGGTCATCGACGCAAAGCTGCGCTACCCAAACACGGCGCTGCTCTACATCGAGTTTGATGCTGAGCAGTTCACCAACATCCCCGCAGTGACGGTCAAGTGCAAGGCGAGGAAATGGCAGGTACCGAGCAATTACGACCCGTTCACCCGAACCTATTCGGGCGTGTGGGACGGCTCCATGAAAGAGGCCTGGACCAATAACCCTGCCTGGGTGACATACGGGGTTTGCATCCAAGACCGGTTTGGTCTGGGCAAGCGCATCAAGCCTTGGATGGTCGACAAGTGGGAGCTGTACCGCATTGCGCAGTACTGCGATCAGGATGTCCCGAACGGAGTCGGCGGCGTAGAGCCTCGCTTCCTGTGCGATATGAACCTGCAGGGCAAGGCCAATGCCTGGTCGCTGCTGCGCGATATCTCCGGCATTTATCGAGGCATGACCTACTGGGCCCAGGGCCAACTGGTTGCGCAAGCCGATATGCCGCGGAGCCAGGACTTCGATTACGTCTTCACTCGCGCCAACGTCATCGACGGCAAATTTACCTATGGCAGCGCTTCGGCGAAGACACGCTACACCCGGGCAATCGTTGGTTACGACAACCCGGACAACAACTACGACACCGACGTCATCCCGTTCGCCGACCCTGTGCTGCAGCGCCGCTTCGGTGACAAGCCGACTGAGCTGACTGCCATCGGATGCACCCGCGCTTCTGAGGGGCAGCGCCGGGGTAAGTGGGTCGTGATGAGCAACAATCAAGACCGTACTGTGAGCTTCAGCACCGGTATGGAAGGCGCGATTCCGCTGCCGGGATACATCATCCCGGTCGCTGATTCCCTGCTGGCTGGCCGGGAGATCGGCGGACGCATTGCTGGTGCTGCTGGGCGAGTTGTGACGCTTGATCGCGACACACTGGCCAAGGCTGGCGACCGTCTGATCGTCAACTTGCCCAGCGGCCAGGCTGAAGGCCGTACCGTGCAGGCCGTAGCAGGCCGGGCGATTACCGTCACCGTCGCTTACAGCGAGACGCCTACGGACCAGCTGCAATGGGCGCTGGATGCCGACGACTTGGCTATCCCTCTGTACCGGGTACTGAGCGTAAAGCGCAGCGCGGAAGGCGAGTACGCAATTACCGCTCTTCAGTACGAGCCGAGCAAGTTTGCATACATCGACACCGGTGCCCGGCTGGAAGAGCGTCCGATCAGCGTAATCCCGATCACCGTTGTTCCATCGCCTGCCAGCGTTTCGCTGGCGTCGACGACGGCCATCGCCCAGGGGCTGGCCGTTACAACAATGACCATCAGCTGGCCAGCAGTGACCGGCGCGGTTGCCTATGACGTCGAGTGGCGCAAGGACAGCGGCAACTGGATCAAGGTGCAGCGTACCGGCTCCACCAGCGTGGACATCACGGGCATATATGCAGGCGCTTATCTCGCCCGCGTGCGTGCCGTCAGCGCCTATGACATCTCGTCGAGCTGGCGGAATTCCATCCTGACGCAGCTCAAGGGGAAAGATGGTCTACCGCCTGCCGTAACCTCTCTGGCTGCCGCGTCGTTGATCTTCGGCATCAAGCTGAACTGGACCTTTCCTGCAGGTGTGGAGGATACGCAGCGAACCGAAATCTGGTACGGGCCGACGACCGATCTGACCAAGGCCACCAAGCTGAGCGACCTGGCTTATCCGCAGGCTGAACACGTCATGCAGCACTTGAAAGCAGGCGTGACGTTCTTCTTCTGGGCGCGACTGGTGGACCGGACAGGGAATATCGGGCCGTGGTACCCGACCGGCGTTGGCGTGATGGGGCAGACCAGCAGTGATGCAGGCCCTGTTCTGGACCTGCTGGACAAGCAGCTGACCGAAAGCCAGTTCGGTGAACACCTGCTTGGCAGGCTCGACCTCATCGACGGCGACGGACCTGGCTCGGTGAACGAGCGACTGGAAGAGCTCAAAGCCAATATCGGGGAAATCACCGACGCTCTGGTCTACGTGCCGACCGCCCCCTACGTGCGCGACAACACCGTGCGCGTGGGCGACAACCTCTGGACGGCCATTGATCCAGTCCCTGCCAAGGCCGATGGGTCCAACGGTCCGCCGAACCCTGCGTACTGGGTAAACAGCGGTCAGTCGATCCGCACGGCCAACGCACTGGCAGCCCAGGTCACAAAAAACACCACGGACATAACTTCGGTGGATGGCAGGACTACGGTTGCCGCCGCGCAGATGCAGGCAGTTCAGGCGGCATCACGACAGGACACCGGGGAAGGCGAGCTGCAGGATGCTCTCAAGGGCTGGGATGCCTCGGCCAACTATGCACAGGAAGTGCGCGTCAGGACTGAGCAGGATTCAGCCCAGGCACAGCGCATTACGATTCTTGATACGCGTGTCGGTACCAACGAATCGAAGATCACTCTTGTCGAGTCGACGGTGGCCACTGACAGAGAGGCCAGCGCGCAGCAGGTGGCGACTTTGAAAGCTGCTGTCGCCACCAATGAGGCCGCAACCCAGTCCGAAGCCAAAGCCAGAGCGGACGCAGACAGTTCGCTTTCCTCGCTCGTCAATACAGCCCAGGCCAAGGCAAACGACGCGACAGTTGCGGTTCAGCAGACAGCCAGCGCGCTGGCCACCACCAACAACAAGTTGGCCGGGATATGGTCGGTGAGGATGGAGCTCACACAAAACAACATCCCGTACGCGACTGGGTTCGGTTTGGGGTTAGAGAGTGGGCCGTCCGGCACGACGTCGCAGTTTGTTGTGCGGGCCGATACGTTTTTGGTGATGAACACCAGCTCGCAATCGCCGCAGTCATTTTTCGGTATCACTGGCGGGCAGACATTCATTCGCTCGGCATTTATCGAAGACGGTTCTATCAGCTGGTTGAAAGTTGGAAACCTTCAGTCTTCTGACTATGTGGCGAATACTAGCGGCTGGCTTCTTCCGAAGACCGGACCTTGGCAACTCAACGGCAGCATGGCGGATGGCCGTAGATCCTCCATCAGCAACTCGGCCATCAAGATGTATCACGCCAACGGTGTTCTTGGCATCGACTTGAGTCTTTGACATGACGGGGATAACGCTAAAAACCGCTGATGAACGAGTGCTGGTAGACATGACCATGAAGCTCAGTCAGACAATGGGCAGTGTCGATACAAACAGCGTAGACGGGGCGGTGACGATTCCAGCGCCGCCCTCAGGAAAGACTGCCTACTTTATTCTCGTGCCGTTAGTTGATCTACAGCGCGAAAAAGGCAAGAGGCCAGGCATAACGCTGTCTGGCACCTCGCTGTCTTGGGCTTACTCCTACAACACCAACGGTTGGGGTTACTTCTCGGCTAACTGTAGAATCTATTACGGGTATTATTAATGACCTCTTTGGTGGTAAATAAAGATTCCGGTGAGCTTTTGTTTGACACTTCGAGAATATGTTATGGGCTGGTTAAAAGTGGCTATCTGGTCGCCGGAGAAATTTGGCAAAGAAAGGTGTTGCGCTCTGTATCAAACGATCCTGATCAGGGTGGTAGTTACATCGACAGCACGCGAACAGGCGACCAGATGTTCACTGCAACTTTAAATAGCCCTAGATCACCGATTGTGTTTCTCGTTGGCAAGGGGTGCTTACAAGGAACGTCTATCAGCGGCTCCACTATGACGTTCCACTTCAGTGCAGCAAGTACCGAAACCAAGGCCTTTGTGTTTGATCTGATGGCCGACAATATTCCCGGATCACCTTATCTGAAGACGTACACCGATCAGGGCGTATGCACCTTCAATTCCCTCCAGCCCCCATTGAACGTTGTCGTAGCTGTGCAAGCACCTGCTCCTGGTGCGGCTGACGCATGGAACCGTAGGCCTCTACCTTACGCCGGGGGAAGCTGGCAGGCCATCCGATCCCAGACGGCTTCTGTCGATTTCCAAGCGCACTTCGTGGCCGATGTGGCGCTTAGTCAGGGAGTTGAATATGCCGCTTGCTTGCCTTGGTCCCGCGCTGCTGCGGGCTATATCGATGGATCGATTACGGGCGTAAACGCCAAAGTCATTGGTTTCTCTGAAGGAGCTTACGGGCGCAACGGAGGTATCAGCTTCATGTTCGCACCAGCAGGCGCTACATCCAGCATCGACTGGTCTAGTAACCAGTACAGCGTACCTGGCTCGCTGGCCAACCTTCCTCTGGATCGATACCCGCAGGCGCTTGTCGTCCCGACGGCGAACTTGCCATTCCCTTACAACTGAATTTTAAGGAAACCCTATGCCATGGCTTAGAGGCGGGACTGTATCCGTGACAAACGGATCGACTGCTGTAACTGGAGTGAATGCCGCGTTTGATGCAAACGCTCGCGTCGGTGATGCTTTCATTGGTCCGGACGGACTCAATTACGAGATCGCCAACGTGGCCAGCCCCACGGTTATCTCGATTCTGCCACCCTATAAAGGCGCGACAGTCAGCGGAGCCGCATACGCAATCATGCCTGTGCAAGGCTACGATAAAATGCTGCGCGACGCTTTCAACCAGCTGCGGGTGCAGTTTGGCGACAAGATGGCGGCACTCGGTACTACCGGTAACTACGATACTCTGCCGCTGGCAAAGGGCGGGACTGGCGCTGTAGACATTCCCAATGCTCTGTCCAATCTTGGCCTGAGAGGCGGCTCAAACGACCTGCTTGTCAAGAGCATCGGATTTCGTGGAGTACCGGTAAGCTACAACGTCCAGGGCCTTTACATGGGCTGGAACGGCAACGGCGATGGTGGTGCGAACTACATCTGCAACCGCGGTGGCGGCCTTGGCGGGCACGCTTGGTGGTCTGTTAACGCGGACAACACGGCGGCTGGCCCGGTAATGACTTACTCCTACGGCGGAGTTCTGACCGTAAACCAGGTATCCACCACGTTGGTATCTACAAATCAGATCAATGGCCTGACCACTGCACTGACAATTGCACAAGGCGGAACAGGAGCGAACACCCAGGCAGCAGCGCAGAACGCGCTCGGCTTGGGTGCCGCCCAAACCCCGCAGTTTGCCGGACTTGAGTTGTCGGCTGCCGCCCCTTACATCGATTGGCATTACGCGAACAGCACCGCGGATTACTCAGTACGGATGCAGATCGACAGTGCGTCTTCTATTGGAATAAGTGGAGACTGGGGTGCTCGCTCCTACTGGTGCAAACTTGGCCTTAACGGCGCACGCGGCGGCAACAGATTCAATATGAACTGGACCGGATCGGCGATGGATCTGTATGTGGATGCGAGCTACGTCGGCTCTCTGTCGCTGTTCACGTCGGATTATCGGATCAAGAAACTGATTAAGGACGTGAATGTGCCTTCTTTTCTTGATCGCATCGACGCCTATCGCATTGTGAACTTCCAGAAGCGCGTCTTCGGCGCTGTATTCCGTGGGGACGGTACAACCTATCAAGGTCTTATCGCGCATGAAGCGCAGGCGGTAAACCCATTGGCCGTTAGCGGGGAGAAGGATGGTGCTGATGCCGATGGCAATCCGATCATTCAGCAGCTTGAGCCGATGGCTCTGATCACCGACCTGATGGGAGCCGTCAAGGAGCTGCGCGCAGAATTAAGAGAGATTCGGGCGCAGCTAATGTCAACAGTAGCTAGTTAATATTTTGATATGACTTTAAACATCGCTAAGGGAGTGGGTCTTTAAAGATTCTCGAGATGTTTCGAATAAAGAGTTCAGAAACTCTACCGTGAATGGGGTTTTCATGAATCGAAGCTCACTTTTTCCTCTCTGCGCTTCTGAAAGCTTTAAAAGTGGCTGGCAAATATCTCGAAATGCTTCAAGTTCGTCCGTTGACGGTATGGCTTTATATGAGGCTACATATAAAGGTATCGGCAATTCTTGGCGGTGAGGGTCGAAAACCATTACAGCATTAATTGATTCGTTGTCGCTTGCTCCCCCGTGAGCGGCCCAAGCGTTCCTTAGCGTGATAATTCTATCATGTAGTTTTACTTGATCTTCATTTAGTAGCTTAATAAGATTGGATCTCTCCAGCTTTGCGTTTCTACCTTTGTCCTGAGTGATGCCGCGTTTTGAGCTTGTGTTATCAAAAAGCTTGGCGTAAGTTACTATTGACGAGGTGTATATATTGCTTATTATTAGGTGGGCCTCGCTAGATAGATCGAAAATATTAAGCGCTTTCTCGTTTTCTAACTTCTCCTTCATGCTGTGTGCGACACTCAGCGATGCATGCATGAAGTTAACATCATTCCATATAGCTTGAAATGCGGCGGTTGCTCTTGCCGAAGGGTGGTCGATTGTTGCAATTCTACATATTTCCCCCTTGTATTCAAATATAGCATGAATCTCGTCACCTATTTGCTGGTGTGAGTGTTTTACCTTCTGTCCGTCTATAGGTTTCATTTCCTTCTCCGTATTAAGCTTTGCGTTTTTTAACTCGCTAGAGGATAGACCATATTTAATATAAAGCTTAATTGTTTAAAAAAATAAATTTGGCTGAAGCTTTCGAGAAACTTCTTCCAAAACTTTACCAGTCAGAATTCTTTTGCCAGGAGATATAGAAATGCCGACCACCGCTCAGCAACTACTGCAGGTCCTCCCGAACGCCGGCCAAAAAGCCGGCGTTTTTGCACCCGTCCTTAATACGGCGATGAGCAAGTACCAGATCGTGACGCCGCTGCGCATCGCTGCGTTCATTGCTCAGATCGGTCATGAGTCCGGCCAGCTGCGCTACGTCCGCGAGCTGGGCGGCAGCGCCTACCTGTCGAAGTACGACACCGGCAAGCTGGCTGAGCGCCTTGGTAACACGCCCGAGGCGGATGGCGACGGCCAGCTTTACCGTGGCCGTGGGCTGATTCAGGTGACTGGGCGTGCCAACTACGAGGCTTGCGGTGAGGCACTGGGCCTGGACTTGATCAACCATCCCGAATTGCTTGAGCTGCCGCAGCACGCCGCGATGTCGGCGGCGTGGTTCTGGCACCGGGCCGCGCTCAATACGCTGGCCGACAAGGGCGAGTTCGTGACCATCACCAAGCGCATCAACGGCGGCACGAACGGCCTGGCTGATCGGCAGGCGCTTTATGCGCGGGCGCTTGAGGTGCTGGCGTGAAGGCCCTGCCGTGGAAGGCAGTCAGCCTGCTGCTGGTCCTGCTGGCGCTGGCCGGTGCGTTGTACGGGGCATACCGGCACGGCGTGACCGTCACCGATCTGGCCTGGAAGGCGAAGTGGGCCGAGGAAGTGAGCGCCCAGTCCGAAGCGGTGGCCACCACGACCACCGAGTACCGAACCGAAGAGCAACGCCGCCAGAAAGCGGCCAACCAGGTGGCAAACCATGCAAGACAAGAACAGACCGCTGCGCTTACTGATGCTGCTGTCGCTGACGCTGCTGGCGACCGGCTGCGCGTCCAAGCAGGAAAGCTGGCAGCCGCCACCAGTTGCGCCCCCGGCGATACCGGCGCTGCCAAACGAGGCAAGGCAGCCACCCGCGCCGCCATGGTGCTCTCCGAACTGCTCAGCAGGTCTGACTCGCGAGCGGGACAGCTCGCTAAATATGCTGACTCAGCCCGAATAGCCGGGCTGGCGTGTAACCGCTTTGTTGATGCGCTCCCAAAGCCCCTGATTACCTCCGAGTAACGGAACAATAAAATGGCAAATACCCAGCTGATTCAGAAATACATGGGCCAGACGATGCTTATCGTCAAGGCGAACGGCGGCAGCGTGACCGTCGAAAAGCAGGCCGGCGGTAGCTGGGTTGTGACCGATACCTTCACAAAAGATGGCGGCTATCTGCTGCAGCTCGGCAATTCTTCGACGCGCATTACACCAAATGGTGGCGCTGTCTTCGAGGTGACTCGATGAGTCTTCTGGTCAATCCGGTACCGCGCCGCCAACCGGTCCGGCGCGGCCTGGGCCTGCTCGGCGACAGCTTCTCGGGCAACTGCCATACCATCGCCGCGACAGCTTTCGGTACCGAGGCTTATGGCTATGCGGCCTGGATCGCGGCGCGTACCGGCCTGTTCCCGAGCTACGTAGACAACCAAGGCAAGCTCGGCGACCACACCGGGCAGTTTCTGGCTAGGCTGCCGGCCTGCATTGCGTCGTCCACTGCCGACCTTTGGCTGCTGCTGTCGCGCACCAACGACAGCACCACGGCAGGTATGAGCTTGGCCGACACGAAAGCCAACGTGATGAAGATCGTCACCGCGTTCATGAACACGCCGGGCAAGTACCTGATCGTCGGCACCGGCACGCCGCGCTTCGGTAACAAGGCGCTGACCGGGCAGGCGCTGGCCGATGCGATCGCTTACAAAGACTGGGTGCTGAGCTATGTCAGCCAGTTCGTACCGGTCGTGAATATTTGGGACGGCTTCACCGAAGCCATGACAGTGGAAGGCCTGCACCCGAATCTCTTGGGTGCCGAGTTCATCAGTTCGCGGGTGGTGCCGATCATCACCGCCAACTTCGAATTTCCCGGCATTCCGCTGCCCATGGACGCTGGCGACGTTTACTCGGCCATCCGCCCGTTCGGTTGTCTCAATGCCAACCCGCTGCTGGCGGGCACTGGCGGCGCGCTACCGGCGGGCGTGAACGCTGTGGCCGGGTCAGTGCTGGCGGACGGCTACAAAGCCGTCGGGTCTGGCCT